TTAAACAGATGCAAGCAAAGTAACCGCTGTTTTAATTTGATCGTTTTTCAATAAGTTATCGATATCTTTTTTAACTTGCCATGCCGGAACTTCCTTGGCGGTTTTGTTTGCACACTGCTCATTCGCATAAACAGATGCAAAGTCAAAGTCGGTTTTTTCAAGTTTAATGGACATGATTCAGCCTCCTTATCCTGTGACTGTATATTAAGGATTAATATTCGGATTGTCAATTGTAAAATGAAACTTAAGTGTCGCCGTGCTATTATCTAGTGCTTGCTTAGGCGTAGAAAAATATTGAAGGCCAGTTTTCCCTCTAATATAAGATTCAAGCTCCGACTGGCTTATGTCTTTATTCGCAACCGCAACAGTTATTGAATAAAGCTCATTGCCATTAATATTAGGCCAAGAAAAGCCATTCACAGCTAAGAAATAAAGGCCCGACATCAACGCAGTCCGTTTATTTCCATTAAAAAACATTTGACTAGTAGCAAACTTAAACCAATAAGCAGTTGCCTTTTTAATGACACCCGGAAAAAAATCATTGCCATCATAGCTATTTTGAATTGAGCCAATAATACGGTCTGCTCCTGTACTGTCCTTAATACCGTAGATAGTATCTTCACGAAACATCTTCTCAGCCTGAGCATTAATTACTTTCATTGCTTCCGTATTCAGTATTAATGGCCCCGAAGCAATAGCTAAAGACAAAGTTTTTAAAGTATTACCGTCACTCAACAAATCTAATAAAATCTGGTCACTATCCTTATGAAGCTTAATCAAGTACTTGTTGTCGGTTTTGTTTAATCCCATGTCGTTTATTAGCGCCATACTAATATCTAAAATAGTATTATTGGAGAGTCCAGCGACCTTAACAGCTTTTGTATTCATACCTTTATTATAATAAACTTTGATATAAAAAAACAGTATTATGCAAATGGAGTTAACGGCTGTTCTAAAAAGTTTAAATAACCGCTGTTCAATCTAGTCAACCTTTTGATATTCAATAAAAAAGGCCTCCACCCGTGTTAGCGAGTAGAGGGCCTTTTTGCAATGTACTTAAAATGGACTGATCGAGCTAATGCCGATTTGCAAACGATCAAGCGGTTCTCCAAACATGCCGGCGTATGTGTCTGTGTACTGTGGCAAACTCGTGCCATCATCACACACAACGCCGAGCCAGCCAGCCCGTTGTGTCGTCTGACTGCGGTAATACGCTTGCTGGTATGGCTCACCAGCAGGAGTAAGAAAGATGATCTGGACTCCATCAATCGCTTCACCAGCAATACCGGCACAACCGTTGACCGTATCATTGCGATCGCCTTTTGTGACCCAATCTAGCCAACCACTTTGAACTGTGTGGACGCGATACTTAACGCTACCATGATCAACTCGAATGTATAGCAGATCGTGCTGATGATTAGGCATACCAGCAAAACCGTTGTCACCAGAGCCGAAGTTGGTCACCTCATCCAGCCAACTGCCACCGAGCAAGTGCAGAGCGTAGGTCGCGTTGACATTACCAGCTACAATTGCTTGTGGCCGCAAACTTTCTGCCGCTGGTGCACTCGGGGACGGATTGACAGTAGTTGTCCCATTAGCCAGATCTGCCGCCAGCTTCTCCTTCGTAATACCCCATCGAGCTAGATAACCATAAGGATCAGTGTGATCACCCCAAATATGCTGCGTTACCCACAAATGAGACTTGATGCCAGGCGTACCAGCACCGCCAGCGTCCAAACTAGTCGGAATGCCATATTGAGCAGCCATATCACGTGCAAGCTCAATATAAACGGCATAATCCTTCTTGAAAGTTTCGGGATCACTAGTGTGGCCCAATTCAATTTGTACCGGGCTGTTAGCATTTGCCACTGTCCCAGCGCCCCACTGAACATAGCCGGGTTCACCAACTTGATAAACCTGACCGCCATCGCCTACAACAAAAGCCGTGTAAGCAATTTCAGCAGCAATATTGTTTTTGAAGTAAGCGGCATTTGCACGCGCGCCAGATTCGGCACCTACATCATGTAGGATAATGTAAATTCGATTAGCTACTTGCGATGAGCCTTCATTTGCACCCAAAGCAAATTCTTTGTTGATGGTATAACTCATACTATTTTGCCTCCTCACTAGCTACTGGAGCAACAGATTCCGGAGCTGACTCCGCCGGTGCTGCAGAAGACGTCTCTGGAACCACTTCACTAGCAGCAGAAGTTGCCTGATCAGCCGCTTTATCTGCTTGCAGTGCCTTAATCTGATCCTCTAGCGCCTTGATCTTAGCCGCCTTGGTGGTAATGAGTGCCGGGTAAGCTAACGCCTGCTGGCTGTCACCGATACCCTCTGTGGTTGGATCAACGGCTACCCCGACAATGGTCAATAATGCAAACACTGCATTGACCACTGCAGTGAGTTCCTTACCCAAACTAGCAAAGTCCCAGTTGTAACCGAAGACTGCCGCCACCGCTTGAATCACCAACAAAGAAGCTGGCACAACGGCCAGCCAGAATTTGACGCTTAATACTCGTACTTTCCAATTAATCTTCATGGTTATCTTCTCCTTTAATGCCTACATGGTCTTCCAATCGAGTAATCCTAACCGAGTGACTGCCAAGCTCGTCATCGTGTGTTTTCAGATGAGCATTCAAGTCTGCCAGCGATTGTTCGTGCAGTTTTAGCTGACGATTAATTGTCCCTGAAAGCACTTGAATATCAGAACGCAATGGATCTAAGGCAATCTTTTTGAACAGCCAGCTGCCCGCACTTACGCCCACCCCTATGATTGATATGAACTCCGCCCAGTCACCAATCGTGTATCCAAAAAATGTCACTTTCTCACTTCCTTCCACAAAAATAGCCGCTAGCTTTTGCTGGCGACATAGTCACTGCCTGTAATTCGCTTGTATTGATCTGGGGTGATAGCTCCCGTTGACACATAGTCTTCAATAGGACACCCAAGCTGATACATCATTTTTATGAAATCTAGCATTACCCCTTGTCCTCCTTAGCTAAATCCGTCTGCATTTTTGCAACAACCAACCCCAATGCATTCATGGCCTCAGTCTCTACACTAGGTTCCACCTTATTAGGTGTTACATTTGCTTCTGTCCATTTACTTGCCAGCATGTCGTAAATTGGGTTTATCAAACCATCTGGGCTCTGTTCCGTTGCAAACTGTGGCTTTTCAAAAGCTCTGATCGCGTTTTGATACTCACCCGTTTTTGGATCGTAGCAAAAGTACCAACTCATTTTATACACTTCCTTCTTATGGCATACTGTCCATGGTCGCAGTGGATGTACTGCCGTACATCGTTTTACCATTTGGCACATCCGTGCCAATTAAAACGACTGCACCACTTTGGGAAATCGAAAACGGCGAAAGTTGTGATGGTGTATCATACCGAAAAGCCGCCATACCAACAGTTGACGCTGGCCGGTAGCCAACGGGTATATAGCCAACAGCAATTCCCTGAGTGATTGTGTGAAGCGTTTGACCATGCAACGAATAACTGACAAGATTTCCAGATCTAATACAGGTCATCAGCATGCCGTTCAAATCGATAACTTGAGTGTGCGTGCTAAGATCATTGTAGGTACATTGATAATCAGTATATTCGTTCACATCAGCGTTCTTAGCATCATCATTTACGAAGCTTTTACCAGCAACACCGCCAAACAGTATGTCTGTCTTCTCGCGTTGAGTGAGTTTCGACATTAGAGGATTAGTTGGCGTTGTGACGTAACGATCCTTTGGCAGGTTGATCCACGGTTGAACAATGACCGCACGTTTATACTTCCAAGGCATCTCTAGGTACATTTTAACGGTCCAAGTCAAAGGAGTATCGTGCTTTTGCCAAAACAAATGCAAGTTAAGTTTCGCATTGTTGGGATTTAGATAGTGTTGGTGGGCAAAGCGTTTAGTTCCCTGCACATTAAGATTGTCTCCTGACATACCAATATATCCCGTGAATTCGACAACAGAAAAAACAGTATCAGAGGCGTTGTCAAAGACTTTGAATCCAAAAAAAATACGCTGAGCCGTATTTGGAATGCGTAGATCGGGGCTTGCAATCTGCAGTTCAAACACTTTGAGCCAAGGTAAGCCAGACGAATCTAGCGCGGTCTCGTATGTTTTGACCGTATCGTACTGCGGATGTGGGTTTCCTTTTCTGCCATGATTCTGGGGTGTCAATGCTGCATCATGATTCATTTGTGCTCATCTCCTCAACCAATGATTTCCAAGCCAACTGCGCGGCGGTCGTCGTTGTCTTACCGTCTTCCGGAGCTGGATTAAACGGTTCTTGCGCATGCCACCAACTAATGCCAATGACTGGTCCCATCCGCCCCAATGTGTGAGCCATCGTGCGCATGGCAGCAGCAATGATGCTGTAATTATCAAACGCTGAAGTTTGCTGACTAAGAAGTGTTGCCAAGCCATCTGGCTTGGGCATCACACCCGTCTCCGTCAACCAAATTGGTTTGCTAAATTTTTCCGCCGTTGCCAGGAACAATCCAACGTCCGACATTCCATTTGGATTTTCTGTTTCGTTGGTGTGCACTGTCAATAATTGTTGGGCCATTTCGGCCTCGTACGGAATATCTGTGTCAGAATCAATCTGCTTGTATGCATACGTTGGGTACCAATTAATACCAATGTAATCACATAATTCAAATATCTTCTGCGAATCATCATTAAAGGCGCCTGCGGACGCAACTGTCAGTTTCAAGTTTGGATAAGCTGCTCGAATAGCAGTCACAATGTCCTGCCACTTGTTGAAATAGGCCGCAGTCGAGATTTGATTAAGCTCAGTTTCCAAGCAAAGAACGGGAATACCATTAGAGACTGCAAGCTTAGCCTGGTCAAGGAGCAGCTTTTTGTAATTGGCAAAAAAGGCATCTGTGTCACCTGGTAGGTACGTGGTCTTATTGAAACCATCATTGTTATCCGGCCCGACATGCGGCTTGAGTAACACGATTTTGTAGCCCGCATCCGTCGCTTGTTTGATGGCAGCCTGCAGCTCATCAAAAGACGTAGCTGTCACGTCACTCGCCGTGGCGTTGCTAATGCTGCACATATTGATGAAGCTGATGGGCGTCCCAATACTTTGATACTGCTTGATAATGTTCTTGTATCGATCTGGCTCATTGCTATTGTAGGTGACTGCTAGAGACATATATTTGAGCTTAGCGGGGTCACTCTGCATATCATCGAGTCGTTGTCCTAAAGTCTGGTATGCATTACCACCAAGCGGGCGTCGGGCATCGATGACCTCATTGCTATTAGTCGCACCGCTGATCTGGTCGTTGAATCGACTTTGCGTATCCTTAGCGATCGCCCTTGCATCAATAGCAGACTGAACGGATTCACCCGCAATAGCTCCAGCAATCTCAACACCTTGAGCTAAAGCGCCACGAACGTCAACACCCTTTTGCTTCTCTCGGACAGCTTTAGCGCGAATTGCCACGCGGCTGTCAACTTTACTTTGATCGTAATCGTCTGGGAAGCCGTTTTCGGTTGGGTCACGATAAGTAGCTTGTTGTTCTACCATCATTAGTCTCCTTCTGCCGGTTTGGCGGCATCTTCTAATTTCTTGACACGTTCTTCTATGGTTGCAAGGGTTGCTCCACTTGGCGTCTTTTGAGCTGCCTGAACTTTTGAAAGTTGAACGCCAATCTCTCCAATGTTTGAAAACAATGACGAAAGTTGACTATTCATCGCTGTCAAACTGTGGTTGATGCCATTCAGGTCTGCCTTTTCAAGACTTTCTTGAAGTTCAACCACAGTTGCTTGAACCTTAATCACAGTCTCTTGTGCTGCCTTTGCTGTTTTGTTTGCGGCAACAATACGAATGTTCTGCTGCTTAAGGTTTGTCCGCAGCGAACCAATCGATTGCCCTGCATTAAGGTTTTCAGTCGCAAAATCAATTGCGGATTTAAATTTATTGCCTATTGTCAATTCGGCATTTTGTGGTTTGATCAAATCCAACGTCTCACCAATAACTCGCATGACTTCATCAGTCTGTGTAGCGGGGTTTACAACGCGGTAGAAATTATAAACTCTGAAATCTTCTGGTGCCTTTCCTATCAGAGACAAGTCAAGCGCCGAAATTGAGAACTTACGTAAAACCGGCCGTTGACCGCTTATCCAAGACCTTGCTGCCATTTCAACATCGATTGCCGTTTTGGCGTCATCAAACACTTGAACACCTGACTGAACACCGTAGATACTGATAAGGTCAGGAATGTCTATAAACAATGGCTTCCCGGCATCGGTCAAATTTACCCGAGGTTGGACCTCATCTGCACCCGTAGTCGCATCATTTGCGCCTTCTTTAACCGCCCCAAGCGGTACCAGTCGGGTAATAATGCTAGTTGGATCTTCCTCGATACTCATCGATTTTAAGTTGATGCCCAGTTTAATTATTGTGGGGCTCACATCGCCCAATTGCGATTTAACATCTAAAAAACGTCCCTCTGTATCAGAGCGAGCGCGCATATCATATCCTAGCGTTGTGACAACGAAGTCGTGTAGTGTGTCATACAGATCTTTTTCTGCCGAAGTCTTTAAGGTGCGGATGTTAGGCGATTCCGGCATGACACCAAGCTTTATTTGCTTAAACGGTTCCACTTGTGAATTAAACTGATCAATTAGTTGTCTGATAATGGCAGCCGGATTGCCAATTATTGTTTGATAACCAAGAACAACGTCGTGAAGATACCCAAGTGCGCCCTCACAAGTATAATCACGTGTCAGCGCACCAGATTCATCCATATCATTGGTCGGCACTAGCACACGCCCATCAAATAGAATGTCCCCAGTATCAATTCTTTTGACGATCACTTGAGTGACCAAGGGCATTATTTGGTTATACCCCGGATTGTTTGGCAACATTGAAAATGAAAAAGACGGAATTGTATTCAGTTCTTCCTTAATAGATGCCCCTGTGAGCATTGCATTGAGTCCATCTGGTCGCATGATAACAATAGATCGATCTCCTGTGATCGCTGTTACTTGATACATTCAAATCACCTCCCGACGCCAAGCAAACGAAATATTTCCCTGCCCCGTCACATCAATTCTGTTAGTACCTGTTTGTAATGGGATTTCTTTCGACACACCAGCTGACACCTGATACAAGTTACCACCAGTCTGAATCGTTAAAGGTGCATCCGTTGTGATTTCTGGTGTGACTGGAATAACGCTATCATTAATGAGATTAATTGTCCTAGACCCGTTGATTTTAAAATTGACATTCTGTGCAATTCCAGTTTCAAAATCAAACGTATCCCACTCGTCATCACCTTCAAATTTATTAGCGATCATGAATGGATAGCAAGTGAACACTACTGTTAGTTCTCCTGACCGAATGTCATCTTTCAAATCGGCTTCTTCCTGCAACTCAGCCAAAAAATGATAATCAGGCAGCTTATCGTCGTAAAGCTCTTTTTTTGAGTTGCTGGAATACAACCAGTTAGCTATTTCAGTCTTTAGCTGATGCATCGAAACCTGATCATATCCATATTTATTCACAACGTTTATGACATAAGTTACTTTGCGTTCGTTGTAAGGCTGGACACCTCCCATTGTTGAGAAGTCATAGACCTGATTGCTGTAAGGTACAGTCACAACTGTTTTAACTTTTGAGGGGAACCCGATATCGTGAGTAGCTACATGAACGTATGCTCCAAAGTCACTGGGGCGTTTTCCAAGATACGTAAAATCAAAGAATTTCATTAACTCGATACCCCTCTCGTTCGCAGTTGAATTGCTTGCCCGTTTGCGCTGTTTAACACCGGTCCCACAACTTGGCCAAGAATCTTGCCATCAACGACCAAATAGATTGGTCTGTCATTATCAGTTTTGACGTTTGCCGCCATGGCCTTGCCAAGTCGTTCAATCGTTTGATCAGACAACGTCATGTTGTTGGTGATGCCACTGACATTCACCGTGCTTGATGTTCGTGCTGCAAAGGTTTGCGGATTCAATTGGTTTATTCTATTAGCAGCGCCTCCGAAGTCTGTGGTGCCACCAGCAAAACGCGGAATCGAGTAGTTTCTTGCGGACTGCATGGCAGTTTCAATTTTTGTATGTCGAGGAAGTGGTAAGGTAACGTCTCGCCCATATGCCACAAATTTTGCTCCATTTGGTAGCGTGACGACCTCTTGATAACGAGTGCCAGATGCGTCGTTAATAGTTGCTAATCCACCGGTAAAGTTTTGAGTGCCTCGTGCAAACTTGCCACTGTTCAAAAGTCGTTGTACAGCGGGATCAACATCTGCATTAATCACGAATGTTTTTGTGATGGTAGCATCGCCACCGAATGCAGCAACTGCATTGACGCCAATTTGTGACGCTTCTGATACTCCACTTGCATCCCCGTTAAATAATCTCATTAATGGATCTTTGCTATTGAACAGCAGAATGCTGCTTTGCCCTTTTGATGACTCGCTATTAACGCTCGACGAATCGCCTTTAAATGGTTTCAGCACTGGGTTAGTTCCATTAAATAAAATGATACTGCTTTGACCAGAATTAGACGCACCATTAACAGACGATGAATTACCATTGAAAAGCTTTAGACCCGGCAATACCTCGTTATACTTAACAATGCTTGATTGCCCAGAAGAAGACTCTGTCTTAACGCCACTGGAATTCCCATTAAAAAGCTTTAAGCCAGGTAGAACTTCGTTGTATTTCTGAATGCCCCCTTTGGCTTCTTCTGTTTTTACAAGCACATCAGTATTATTTGCTTTTAGCCCTTTTTCGTTGGGGTTCTTAAACAAATTGTATTGATCAATTGCAACTCCAGCTTTTTCTAATTTAGTACGAGCATCGGAATCGTTCATCAACAGGTTTTTAGTAGAGTTTGGAAGGCTGTTCCAAAGACCGTATTTAACAACCATATCGGCTAAGTCGGATTTGCCTTTGGTCTGCATAATAGCAGTTTTTTCTTCTACTGATAGGCCATTCCACTCTCCGGTTTTAATCATGGCCTGGACTAAGCCTGCAGAAGCTTTATCTTTAACGATTGCTTCTAGCTGGCCAAGAGTTAATCGATTCCAGTCATTTGCTTTATCAATAGCAGCTACCAAAGAGCTGGTATCACCCTTTGCGACAGCTTGGATTTCTTTTGGTGTAAGTGTATTCCACAAATTTAGCTGATCGATAATATCAGCGATGTCTTGCTTACCAAAAGAAACTAGGGTTGCATATTTCTGCGTATTTGGAAGCTTGTTCCAAACTTCCATGTCAAAAAGGATGTCTTCAAGATCTTTCTTGCCTTTAGCGTTGACAATCGCTTCTTGAACTTTTAAGTCGAGCTTCTGCCACTCGCCGGTTTGCTGAAGTGAAGATACTAATGGCGCTGTTGCTTTATCTTTAACAATGGCTTCTTGCTGTTTCAAGGTGAGATTGTTCCAGTCTCCACTCTTGACTAAAGCATTTACTAAAGGCGTGTAATCGCCCTTCACAATTGCTTGCTGATCCTTAAGCGACAGACTATTCCAGGAAACAAACTTATCCATAATATCAGCAAGTTGCTCGCGTCCCTGAGTACGGATAATTGCATTCTTTTCGGGAACGCTCAATTTCTGCCATTGTTTAGAAGAAGCAAGTGCTTCAACAATCATTTGCTTGGCATTAGAGGTGATCTTGGCATTCTTTAAATCGAATTTAAGTTGCTGCCAACCTTTTTTAGTGCTGGCCGTATCTTTCAACACTTCAGGAAGATTTGTCTTCACCTTCCCAGTCTTGGGATCAAAAACAAGACTATTCCAGTGATCACCTGCCTCTTGAGCCGCTTTACCAAATCCTTCAGTTGCGGCCGCAAAGTCTCGGTTACTCTTTACCCCTTTCGCCATGGATTTCTCATAACTATTCATAGCAGATTCGGCTTGTGAGCTTGTCAGATGGAAGTCAGTTTGAAGTTCCGCTAGCATTTCCGAGCGCGATGTTCCTTGTGCTTTCATGGCTTGAATTGCGCCAGCATAGATGACTTTCATTTTGCTCTGGTGGTCTTTTTCTAAGCCTTCAAGTGCTGTATTACGCATAGCAGCATCATTCTTGTACTCGGTGTTGATCTTGTCCTGTGCTGCCTTATAGGCGCTATTTTCCTTGTTAGAGGCGTTCCACATATCTTGATACTGCTCTAGGGCAGCACTCTTAGACATTCGAGTTCTCTCACCAAGGACAGCTTTGAGTACATTATTCTGTTGCGATCCAGAAATCTGTAGCGTCTTGACAGCCAGTGCGGCATTTTTACGACGGTAGTTATCCAACAGTTGATACTGGTCAGCCGTCATCTGCGCTCCGCTCTTGTTAAACGATGCAGTAATGGCTTGGGCCTTTTCGTTGTTGCTTTCCATCTCTTTGATTCGCTTAGCGTTAGCCGCTTTTTCCTTAGCGGCCTGCTTTTCAATGTTCTCTGCGGCTTCACCGCCGAGGCTCTTAGCCAATTTCTTCGCTGTAGTATCAGACTGATCAGCGGCTTCTTTTGCAGCTTTTGTTAAATCATCGAACCCTTTAGAGATCGTCTTAGCATTCTGGGTGACTGTGTGGTTGGTATCATCAAAAGCACCTGAAATTGCCCCTGAAGCATCTTTCATTTTGGAAGCAGATCGGTCGGCATCGGCACCAATATCAGTACCCCATCGTGAAGTTCTATCAGCAGACTCAAGAGCCTTTTTGCCCCACAATTCCCAGATGGCTACACCGGCACCGACGACTGCTGTCACGCCTAAAACAACTGGGACGATTGGCCCCAAAGCCGCTAGCAATCCTGTTCCGCCCGCTGCGGCTCCGGTCATAGCCGCTCCCATTCCAGAAGTGCCCTCTGCTGCCGCAGCCGCTGCAGGCGCAACCTTCAGTGCTTGAAAAGCTGTCTTACTAAACCCAGACTCAAGTACATCCATTGCAGTCCCGCCAAGTTTTGCGGCTACGGATGCTCGCCCAATGACTCCCGCAATTCCAGATATTCCTTTGCTCAAAGCAACAACGGGCTTAAGAGCTCCACCGATAAGAGAACTCGCTGGCCCTACAACTGCCGCAAACGCTGCAAATTTGATAATGGTTTGTTGCGTACCGCTGTCCATTTTTGCAAAGGCGTTGACAACATCGGTTGCTGTTTTGATTAGAGGATTCAGCGTCGGTAGAAGTTTTTGACCTACTTCAATTCCTAAAACATGAATCGACTCTTGAAATCTCTTCAATTTGGCGGCATCCGTATTGTTTAACTGGTTAGCAATTTTGGCAGTTGTTCCGCTAGCATGCTCAGCTTCACTGGTATATTTGCGTAGCTCACCGCCACCTGCACCAATTAAGGCATTCATGCCGGATTGCGCTTCAGTGCCAAAAGCCAACGCTACTGCAGAAGCACGTTGCTGGTCCGTCCACCCCTTAGTGTTATTCTTGATTTTGTCAAGAATGTCTGGAAGAGTTAGCGTTCCTTTTTTGAAATCAGCAACAGATATGCCTAATTCATTAAAGCCCTGAATATTTTGCTTAGAAGGCTTCAACAGTCTTGTTAAAGCACCACGTAATGCTGTGCCAGCAACTGATCCTTCAATCCCTTTGTTGCTCATAATACCAATAGCAGCCGCTGTTTCTTCGAGTGAAATACCAGCAGCATGAGCAGAAGGCCCGACATACGTCATTGCCTCGCCCATATCTTGGAACCCTGCTGCAGTAGCGTTCGCAATATAGGTAAGAGCATCTGTAACGCGAGACGTGTTTTTAAGCATGCCCGTTGTTGATTCTGTCTTTAGACCAAATTGCTCCAAAACGGATGTAGAAACATGCATAACATCGTTGAAGTCATCGCCAGACGCTTTTGCCGCATTGAGAACTGCAGGCATTGCGCCTAATGTTTGCGCAGCGGTATAGCCACGTTTGATCATTTCTGACATGCCGTCGTTAATTGCAGCCGTGGAAACGCCATATTCAACCGACCACTTTTTAGATGCTGATGCTAGTTGATCAAGTTGCGCACGATACTTGGCAGTAATCGCACCCCCATTTGTTAGCAAAGGTCCCATTGCTTGAATCTGGCTGTTGAAATCAATAGCAGATTTAGCGGCTGCTACAAATCCAATGGCAATTGGAGCAGTTACTGCCTTGGTCATCGTTGATCCGAAACTAGTTAGCTTAGAGCTTGTCTTTTCGGTAACAGATGCAAACTTTGATGCACCGTTTGATACTTTAGTCCAGCCGTCACTTTGTAGTGCAATCTCTTTGCGTAAGGCCGCCATTCGATTTTCATTTTGAGCAGCAGCGGCAGCAGTCCGATTATACTGTGATGCAGCATTAGCTTGCAGCTTTGTAGCACGATTGATTTCTTCCTGCGATGCAGTCTCACTTTTATTAAGTTTTTCAACCGCTTTCGAATTTTCATCATACTGTTCTCGTTGTTTCTGAAGCTGAGCTTGGTAGTTCTTTGACTGGCGACTCAATGTGTCATAGGTTGAACGCATGTTGTTGATAGACTTTTCAGAGCCCTTAAACGCAGCATCTTGAGCCCGCAACTCAGCGGCAGTTGCTTTAATTGAAGAATTCAAAACTCGCTGGCTTACTTGAAACGGATCAATGTTCAAACTTACGGTAGCCGCAATTTGTCCGAGATTTCCTAACATGTTTTACCTCCTTTCATAGAACTAGAAAAGGAACGGAAAGGCCTTGTCGATCGTGGTCTCCCGTTCCTCGTAAATCTGGTTAAGTTTTTCAATATCGCGGAGCGTCATAGCATCAACGTCAGCTAATCGGTAGCCTTCAGAGAGCCTTGCTTTGTAGAAGTCGTCAAGGTTGCTAATGGCTTCTTTGACGTCCGCTTCGGTGATTTTTTTGCTGTGTCCTTCTTATCCTCTTCGCCATCGCTTAGAGAATCGCCAACGGCATCATTGATTGAATCCAGCGATTTCAAAGAAATAGACGAGCCATCAATAACATCATCGGTAGTAAACTGGTTTTTCCAGAAATCAACCGCAAATTTGGCTAAGTTTTTCTCGTTCTCATCGTAATCATCGTTTGAAGGGCCATCTTTACGGTTTAGCATGCGCAACTGTTGTTGCTGCACTTTCAAGGCGTTCGTAGTATCACGTAATGTTGGCTCTCCATTTCGTGTGAACACGCACGTTTCACCCTTGATATTTAGTTTAATTTGATATGCCATGCTTAATCTCCTTAGGTATAAGCCGCCCGCTGTTCGCGTATTGTGCATTTACAAGGCGACGAGTTCATTGCTAAGCCACAGTTCCATCACTGGAAACGGTGATAACTGTGGGATCTGACGTTTTGAAAGTAACTTGTTTATTCACGGCATTAGCCGGATCAACTTACACTTTTTAGACACCGACACCAACTGCGGAAATAGTGGCGTCTTTAGCTTCCTTAGGGAATACATAGCCGTGGAAGGTATCAAATTTGAATCCATCGTTGTCTTCACGACCAATCAACACAACATTGCCGGTATCTTGGTCACCTCGAGGAATAAATGAGCCTTCGATGCTGTCAGCACTCGGATCTGGTGTGCCGTCAACAGTCTTGGTATCAACGCCCGGAAGTGAGAACATTCCCTTGAGCATACCAACCCAAACGTACTTGCCATTTGAAAGCTTCGTGCGGAACAAAGTTGCGGCGTAATTAGGGCTAAGATTCTTTGGATATACTTCAACCCCATTAACAACCTTAATGCCAAATAAATCAGACTTCATAGCGGAATCAACATCGTACATTTCGATTGTTTCGGTTGCTTCCGTGATGCCACCTGAAAGAATCAAGTACGGGCCGTCATCAGCGGACAACGTCTTTTGCTCTGTTTTAATATCCAATTTCACACTAGATAAGCCTTGAATCTTTCGTGTTTTTTGTACAAAGTCGTCATCACCGACAACCCCGTATTCAAAGGCCGAAGCCCCAAATTTTGCTAACTTCTTATTAGTTGTTGCACCAGTATCTGCCATATTTAAAATCCTCCTTTAGGAAAATAAAAAGGACTAGCCAATCGGCAGTCCTTGAAACTGAAAGTATCCTGTTGTCATGCGAAGGGATGGGGTATCACCATCAACGTAGGAGTTGCGATAATACCTTTCCCAGCCAGCCGCATGTAGTGCTTGATATATCTGTGTTTCTATTTTTTCTTGTTGATCCCAGTCCGTTTTATCCACCCAAAAATCTACTTGTACTTTCGGATACTCTAGAATCCTAGAATCGTCAGCATAGTCAGCAGCATCACCGGGAAAAGAAGTGATTCTCACCCATGGGGCTAGACTCTCGGGAGTTTCACTAGTCTGGTTATTGAAGTCTGGAGTGCCTATATTCACCTTGTCAGCAATATCCAATTTGGCTGACAGGATGTCATAAACACGTTTTTCAGGTGCCATTACATCCCGCCTTTCTTCAAGTGGCTTAGGAAGGCAGCGATAACAACTGGCCGCATGACTTCTTGGGTTTCTTCAATGAAATGCTGCGGGTCCTGCATTGAAGTTCCCGAGTTTGGAAAGTGAGCACGCCAGCCAGTATTTTTACCATATCCAACGTCTACTTCTGTTAAGCCGCTCGTTTCACGGACACTTGAAAGCTTGATGTCATCTCTCAGATGTCCGCTCATATCAGTCTCGCCGTCCCACTCAGGCGTATTGCTCTTTAGCTTGTCGGCAAACTTTTGTGCGCCATCTCGGACAGCCGCTCGAGTTTCTTTTGCAACCCCAAATTGGAGTTTGTTAAGATTAGCGAGCAGTTCAGCATCACCTGTGACTTTTACGCCCATCAGCTCACCGCCTTTGCCGTAATCGTTGTCAGATCGCGCCTCTCGTAATCAGGATCAAGACCCGTGATTTGATATTCCTTCCCACGCCACTGAATTCGCCAAGTTGGTTGGATTTCCTCTGCGGTCAAAAATCGCACTAAAAAAGTCGGGCTGTCTTTGCGAGTGCCCAACTTTGTCTGTGGATCATTTGCTTCTCTGATTGGTACCTTAGGAACTTCCGCCCAAACCGTCATATGCTTAACGAGCACACCACCAACCGGAACTCCGTTAACCTTTTTTGACTCATAGCTGACGAACGCAATTCTTTCAGTCATTCGATTAGTGCGCATCAGGATCACCATCCTCTTCCGGCAATTCTGAGCGAAGCTGATTGATGATATTTGTGGTTGATGTTTGCAACGGGAAGCGCATGACTTCAGCACCCATACCTCGGTAGTCATAGTCTTCCTTCACTTGCTTCATGAGCGCTGTGAAGAAACGATCCCGAGTTTCTGGATTGCTTAGAAATTGTTCCGGCTTTGATCCAAAGCTAATAGCCGAACTGATTTCACCACAAGCGTCATGCACCAGTTGCATAATCATTGGGTCTTCGATTGTCTGATCAACTTTCAAGTACATTTTCAGAACCTGAAACTGTTCATCAGTCAGTGGGCTTTTGCCAAGCGTAGTATCTTCCAATAGTAGTCACCTACCCGGCGTTAACAGTAACAGCAAGCGTTGAGCTGATGCCATTAGTGCTAAATGTGATTGTCGCTGTGCCCGCTGTCAGATTGGTAATAGTGTAGACACCATCGGACTTCTTAACAACCGTAGCGACTTTTTCATTGCTCGACACAGCTTTAACTGCTTGAGGAGCGCCATCAGGAGTGACTGTCACCGTGATATCTTTTGTGGCACCGACACCACCCGTGAGCGTTTTCTGGCTCAAAGTCACTCCGTCAGGCGTTACACTTTTGGGGTGTATGTGAGGAAGTAGCCAGCCTTTTTGTCAGCAACAGATACACCAAAGCGCATACCAGCTTGTAAATATTGACCGTGAATCTGGTCATCAACCCAGCGAACCATGAAGTCTGCACGGTTAGCAAACAGAATTGCCCGCTTGATGTCGCCCAAAAAGGCGTGTGCTTCGCCTGCTTCCCCCAACGTGTCGTCAGACACAACAGCAATCGGCATGCCAAGAACGCTCTTGCCAGACGGGGTCAAGATGCTGTCTTGCAGCAAGTAGCGGCCATTGCCATCTTTAACTGTGTCCAAGAAATTGTAGAAACTCTGTGAAGCAATAATTACACGAGAATACGCAGGGTCTAGATCAACGTTATTAATATGCTTCAAATCATCAACGCTAGAGATCGTCTTGGCAGTGAAGCCTTTCAGTAGAGTTGCAACAGCACCGTTGGTCGTATTGACCTTAATTTGTTGTGCGTTCTGGGCAATCAGGCCAACCAAATCAATTGCGGAGTCGTCAATAGATTCCTGTGAAACTGGAAGAGCCTGACGATACGTTTCAACAGACCAGTCGATCGATTTGAAGTTCGGTTTTGCCATTGCTGGGTTCTTTTCCAACTCGGCAACAGTAGCCATCTTGGTTGTAGCATTTGCAACTGTTGGGTAAGTGCCCTTTTGTGTAGAGGCTTGGAATACGTTCGTGAAAGGTTTCAGATCAACAACAGTCTGCAATTCACGTTGCGGGTTGTTGCTGATGGTTTCCGGAATGGTCGCGGCCGCATCTGCTGACTTAACACCTGCATTTACAGCATCACTGGCATCGGTAGGACTGCCACGAAAAATCGCAAATTCACCAGCTTCTGTCTTTTCAAAATTGACGCCATCAGTATTACGACCACGAGTATGCAAATAAGCATTCAGTGCATCGCGATAGCTATGCTCTTCCGTATGATCGGGCTTCTTCCCACTCGGCTGTTCATTGCCTTTCAACGCAGCCTCGTATAAGTCACGTTTTTCTTCAATATCTTTGATCTCTTTACCAGCTTTATCATACTTGGCACGAACGCCTTCTGCCTTCTTCAGGTTTTCCTCGGAATCTTCACCTTCAAGTAAAGAACGAAGTTCTGTCTTCATAGCTGGCAATGCTGAACGCTTTTCATCAAGTTGCTTTTTAACAGCAGCTAATTTTTCATCTAAAGTCATCTAGTGACCCTCCTTATTTTTTGTATAAAAATAGGCACCGATTATTCAATGCCTTTGAGCAAGTCCTCTTTATTCAATTGATAAAGCATCTTATGCCGCTTAAGTTCCCATTCTGGCAGCTGATCTAGCGCTTTTATCTGTTCCAACGATCGTGCTCCGACCTTTACCTCAGTATCCGGATATGCTGGCGTGGTTACTGGAGAGACATCATATATATGATCAATTGATCTAATCAAGCGATTGTATGGAGCCTCAACATCCCCATCACGAGTCCATTTTTGGGCATCGGTATCATCAGGAATTGTAAATGCAAAACTCGACTGACTGATGATTCCCTGACGAACGTTTTCCAGCAAGTCACGGCCAAGCTGCGTGTCCGGAGGCGTCAGCGTGTATTTCAGCCCTGTGTCATCAACTGATAGCTGCAAATTGATACCAGTTCGTCCTAACACTTGGTTCTGATCATGGTTGAAAAGCGCAACTACATTACTCATGTCAGCATTATCTAAGGCATGAGGATCAATTTGCTCTCTAAAAGAATAATCACCGAATCCCATTGGATCAGATTTCCGATTGAATTTTAATGCATACCCATCGATGACCGTAGGATGATCATCATCACCATCACGAATTTGCATTGGTGCCGCTGCCATTCTGATTTCCTTTGGCATTAGTATCACCTCCCTTCAATTCTGCTGCATGCTCAGCTTGATAAGCTTCCTTTTGATCAAGAAATACTGTGTTAAGTGTCGACTGAATACGATCCATGTTCGGGTCTTTTAACGGTTTCTTTCCAAGCTCCGCACGTCCCTCGTTTCCAGTCCACAGTCCCCCATTAACTGCTGTATTTACGTCAGCAATCGGCAATCCGTTTACTGATTTTGTGTCGAATCCTATGCAATATTGGTGCCGTTGCGCGTCATCAAGCAGCTTTAATTCAAACTCACTTGTAATCGGCTCAAAGTAAAATGGAAGATCATTGCGAATATAGTCATCAGCAAGCTGTTTAACAGACTGGTTAGGACTATTTTGGGCTAATCGATACGCTGGCACCCGTAAAGCCTTCGCAATCTGCGCTGTTGAATAGTTATTGCTGTTAATCAGATTAAGAACGTTAGTATCAACTTCCAACGGCTGATAATCCATCGTTGCGTCAACTATAATTGGCGATCCAGCATCAGCACCTGCCTGTGCCCTTTCAAAATCTTCACGAATCTTGCGTCGCGCCTCTGCTGACAGGCTGCTTGCTTTTGCCTTGAGTATTGAGCCTTTCAAACCACTCTTGAAGAACTTCTGTAACGTTGAAACACCTGACTCCTGCAGTCCAATCTCATCACCAAGCGACAACAGCGGTGAGCGCCCCATGATTGTGTCGTATGAGAAAAACTTCCAGTGAATGACGTCCTCAAATCCACATATTTTTTGCATACTAGAGTTGTAAGGCGTGAAACGGTAGATGATGTTATCGGGGTCGCTTGTGTCCACCTGCGTCTGTGATGGGGCATAGAACTCAAACATAGCTGGTTCGTTGGTTATCGGATCGCGCACAATACGCGAATAAGCGTTGCCAGTCAAAATTGCATTGACCATCATGGAAAATTTCCACTGATAAGCCGACAGCCGCTTGTTTACCTTTGTATTCATCAAGTATTCAATATTGGCTAAGTCAATAACTTCATCGGTTGAGCTGTCCGTGATTACTAGCGGAAAACGACTAACATCACCCGAAACAATCGATACAGCCGTAAGCACGTCAGAATTCCGTAGGGCAGAAATGCCAAGGTACCCACCTCGAAATGATGGAATTACTCCAGAATCAAGCAAATGGTCTGCCCAGTGAGGATCCACTTCGGTTGCTAATCCTCGAAATAGCTTCATTCATCTCACCTCCCTTCGTTATCAGGAAGCAGCAGAATAAAGGCGAGAACAAACAACAAGCCGCCGCAAACCATGAATCCAGTAGGCCTATTGATCAAAAAAGCCCCATATCCAGCTAAAATGAAACCTAAAACAGTGGCAATTCCAGCCATATTTGCGCCAAGAATTCTGAAAAAGTTAGCTAGTTTTCCATTCACGTTCTCACCTCCTAAAAGCCAAAGTCGTCACTAAACACACGGTCGTCGTCCAAATAGTTGTCCAAGTCTTCCTTGAAAGCGATGGCATAAGCATCAAGCGTGGCATCAATCATGTCTATTTTGTTAGCATACTTATTCTTATTAATACGGACGCCGTTGTTGTCAGACATTAGAACCGCGTTCATTGCGGCGGCCTGCATAATGCGATTATCTGAATGCTTTATGCGACCGCCTATAACATCATCGCGGAACTGCTTAGTTGGCATTGACAGTGTCAACGTTCCTTGTCGCACCTGTACCATCGGCCACTCAGGATGATTCTTCTCAATTGCCGTTAGCATTGGCCCAAATTGATAAGGGTCGTACATGATACCTTGAACATCTATGTCATTGCGTTCAATGAAGTCTTCGAGCCATTCATATACCCGATCGTTGTCAATGATACCTGACTCTAAGTTGCTGATCTCGCCTTCGCCGTGTTGTTCAGCAGCCAAGTAGTCAATCCGATCTGTCTTGATTTTGTTATCGATGCCACCTTTTGAAGCAACAAATGCATAACCATCAAGCCACCACCAGCCCTCTTGGGGAATTAGCCAAGAAATAGCGAATAGATCGCTTGTACGACCGACATCAATTCCAATCCATGCTCTTTGCCCGCGAATATCGGGCTTGTCGGTCAACTCTGCCGCTTTCCAAGCGTCGAAATCTAGATAACTGTCTTCTGTAGCTTGTCGCCAAATATTGAAGTTTTTGACCAATTTAGCGTTCAGACTGCCATCAGCACGAGCTTGAGCTAACTTAGTCGTCAGATAATCACTGATTTGGCCGTTTAAGGTATCAACGTCAAGTAGCGGATTCGATTTGATCCAAGAATTGGGGTCATCAACCTCTTGTACGTTGTCTTGTTCAGCAATAAATGCAAAATAGCGTTCTGCCTTTTCTTCACCGGACAACACCTTTTTGGCATACGGATAATTTTGTTGAAACATCGGCACGTTCATGTCGAATCCAGCCGTTGAAATGATGAACGTCAGATAACTAGGCAGTAACACCTGCCCTGAAGCAAGGGTTTCAATCATATCTGTTGTTTTAGCGTTGGCATATTCGTCAACCACCGCAACATGGGGTTCATAGCCATCGACAAGTCCTGTATCACGAGAGAATGAGCGAATTGTTGATCCGTCGTCTAAATTGACAAGTTCATCTCGCGTAATCTTAACCATTCGTTTGATACCAGGGTCTTTCCGCATGAGCGCACGTAATCGGTCTTTGACCATTCCGAATACAATGCCGGCCTGCTTGCGATCATTAGCAGCGGTATATAATTGCCGTTTGTTGGCTGGATTCTTTCCGAACAGAAACTCATACAGAATGACGCCAGAAATCAAAAGCGACTTACCGTTTTTTCGTGCCATCGAAATGAACACATCGGTAAATCGCCTTATATTTGGATCATCTTTATCAACCCAGCCATATATACTGCCAATAATGAATTTCTGAAACGGTGCTAACGGTTGTGGTTTACCACTTTTTGGTTCTGGCAGAATTTCCATAAATTTAACAGCTTTTCCCGCTAGATTTGGCTCATAACACCATCGCCAATCTGTTCGTTTCAAGTCTTCTTGATGGCGTTTCACCGCGAGATTAACTGCCTTAGAAGTAATAAGACGACCGTCCAGCACACGTTTTATGAAATTAGGCATTGGATCCTTAAATTTTGACAACCAGCATCACCTCCATCGCAGTCAGCCAAAAGTATCAATGATTGAATCATTTTTCTGTGCTTCGGTCTTAGGCATGCTCATCTGCATCCGGCTATTGACATTAAGACCAAGATCACTGGCTAGACTTTTAATATTTGCCGTTGCTTTATTCAATATGCCAACGTATGCATAATACTCATCTTGATCTCCATTCTTTAAAGCCAGCTTCATGTTGACCGAAGTGTTTTTATAAACGGAATACCATGTGCAATAATTTTCCAACTCGGCGCGATCGAGATTTCTAAGTGGTAAGGTCCCCAAAGATTCGATGATTCGCTTGTATTCTTGTTTTGCGACTGGGTCAAGATGATTGGGCGGTGTTACCTGAAGTTTTGGAATGCCATCTTTGGCCATCAATTCCGCATGTAGTTTGGCTTCCTGCCGTTCTTTGGTCAAATCACCCTTCGACATTTGCAACACTTTGTATTTTCCAGCCATTTCCCACTTCACCTCCTAATATCTATATAAAGTGGGCTGCGTTTACCCCTGCAGCCTTAAAAATCGTTACAATTTGGGGTGCAAAAAAGAGGCCGACCGTTCTTCCGTTCTAAAAAATGTAACCCCCGATAAAAATGGAAGGGGGTCTAGCCGCTTTTAGCCCGTGAAGTTGCCCGATAAATTATCGAAAATTTGTTTTTTAATTTTTTATTTCTTTGAATTTTTTAAATTTGTTTTGTGATTTCAATTCATCAAGTTTGTTCATCGCTTTGATGAGTTGACTCACATCTCGACCTTGCTTAGACAGTCTCTGCATGCATGTGTCTCGGTCAGTGTCGATGAGTATGTGTTCGACCTCTCGACTAGCAAGCAACGTGTCTAGCTTCTCATCTGGATATGTCATGACTAACCATACATGGTCGAAGGTCTGCTCTGCTTTAAGCTTCCGCAGTATCAGCTCATAGATTAGCTGCACATAATCATTGGCGTCTATATTGCCCTGATGTAATGGCAGGCCTGTTAACGCCGTCATGAGATGGTCGTAATCAAAGACGAGGTCATGCTCTCCTTGATGTCGCTTGACGTACGTTGACTTGCCACTTGCTGGATAGCCAACGATTACTGTAATCTTCATGGCTCGACGCTGTCCCTTCTTACGCTTGGTTGTCTCACGTCTCGTCTTCCAATAGTGGCAGTCCCTGCATAAAGCCTGCAGATTATCCGCGTTCGTGCGGTCTTCCCAGTCATCTTCGCTTGGAACAATATGATCAACTAATGAGGCTTGCAGGCCACAGCGTTGGCATAAACTGTTGTCTCTAATCAATATCTGCTCACGCAGCTGCTTCCATTCATTACTGTGATAGAACTTAAGGTAGTCCGACTGCTGCTCATTCCGCACACGGTTGTACTGCCTATCCGCCTCCGATCTAACACGAGCATTTGCATCAACCAATTGTGGTCTGCCATTTATAAAGGCAAGCTTCTTACTTGGCATGTTGTTCAATAGTCGTGTGCCAGTCAGGATTTGCATCTTCACCGTTAAGGTGTTCGATGCTGTAATGATTCGCCTTGACATGTTCCTTGTCAGCATTCCATTCGAGATTGAGACGAACTAGCCCGTGATCTTGAAAGCTACTTATATACTTGCCATCAATCCAAACATGTGGCACATCATTAATGTCATCGAATTCGATACGAACATGTGGAGTGCTTGCGTGCTGCGATGGCTGCTCCTGCTTTTGCTGATAGTCAGTCAGCGCTTTGTCTAGCTCTGCAATGAATGATTCGCTGAATCCAGGACGAGCAGGCAGCTCAACGCCTTCGATATCAGGTAACTTAGCATCACATAGACCATACGCAGTTAAGGTTGGCGAAACTTCCGGTGTTGCGTCAGCCTTGATGTTTTCGACCGCGTTCTTGAACTTGTCAAGTTTGGCCATAAGCGGATCGGTGTTTGCATCAATCGTAACGGTTATCTTATCGGTTCCTTTTTTACCTGAGAAGTGTTCTTTCAGTCGCTTAACTACTTTAAGCATGCATAATTCCTCCTAAGATAATATGATTGTCGAATAGGAACCGTTACCGTCAATATTTAGACTAGTAACATCCCATCCTGATTTATTTAGCAAACTGATTACTTCATTAACAACTGCTGGATTGTACTTGGAAACGCCAATTGAGATTGGGGATGTAGTATTAATTCCTTGATTAATGGCATCGTTAACATCGGCAATCAGTTTGTCTTTGTATTTCTTAGTTGCAGTGGCACGAGTTGGCAGGCATCCTTCCATTTTTGGTAGCACTGGTGCGGGTGGAGGCAACTGACGGTGAGACAATTGCCTACTTTGGCCTTTAGCATTATCGAATAGCATGTCTATCCCTCCGTGTATTGTTTGATCTTGTCAACCCGCAAGTCGCACCATTCGTCATGTGTGCCGTCTGCTTTGTAGATTGTTACGACTGGCATTGATCGATAGCCTAGCTTGCGGAACCGCTCGTAGTCGTCCGCGTCTGCTGTGATGGTTTTCACTGGCATGACTCGAGACAGCTTGAATACTGTCCATCGGCACTTTTGGCAGTGCGGCTTTGTGTAGATAATTGCTTGCATGTGTTTCTCTTCCCTTGATAGTTTCTCAATGATTGCTTGTTCTGTGTGGCTTACATATCCGTAACCGACTCGCTTCATCGCATTAGTTGAGTTCATAAGTACACCTCAATCGCGTGTCGTCATAAACGAACGCATACAGCAAATGCTTGCCCGTGGTGAAGCCATTCTTAATCTCATAGGGATCATTTGGTTTTGCCGTCCCAAGCTGGCGCCACATAATGCCACGATCATCTTTAAACCGCTCGCTATGATAGTGGCCTGAGTGAAGCTCGTATGTTTTTGCCATATTGAATATCTTTTTGTACTCAAATGGAAAAAGCCCTGTCAGCTTGTCTTTAGCTACATCTCCGTGGGCGAGCATAATGCCAACATGCCCTAGCAAGTATGCACAGCGCCAGTCGGTTGCCGGATTACTATCATTGAGATCAACGTGTACTTGTGGATAGCGATCTATCAGCGCATAAAGAAAAGCGTATTCGAGATCACCTGAATGGTTACCGAACACGCTCTTGATTGAGACGTGATTGCTATATTCAATTGCCAGCGGAATAATCTGATCAAACAACTTCACAGCATCATGGAATGCCTGACGCATGTTTGCGTGATCTAGTTGCGTTCCTCTAACCGTTTGTGTTGCATGAATCTGATCACTATGGAACAGATCTCCCAATTGCTCGATCACAATCTCGTTGTAGCCGTCCATGATGATCTCTCTAAGTTGACTCACCATGTCTTTTAGATCGGCGAATGTTGTCCAGCCAAAATGCAGGTCAGGCAATGGGATGACTAAGTTGCGATCGCCCGATTTCTTCATGCCGTAGTTGACCGGAATGATTTTGTCGTTGAACGCTTCAGCCATTTCACTTATCGATAAGCCTTGTTTCGGCTTTACGCGAATATGAATGCTGTACTGCGGAACTGTGCCGTTTTCGGTACTATGCTGCTCATACACTTTGTAGTCGCCTAAGACCATCTCGAACTTATCAGGATCGTATCCACACAAATCCATCAAAGTTCGTGGGTCTTTATTTGGCTCATGCTTGAGTCTCATTAAGGCCGTGACCGTTTGGCTACCATCAGCATTAAGGGCGACTTTTCTATCAACGGGTTTGCTGTTTCTATCTGTTTTCGCTGAATCATATTCATTCTTGACCGGTTTTTGGAACTCGACACCAAGCCGTCTTGCCTTGCCTTGAAGCGCATCATAGCTAATCCCGAGTTTGTCGGCTGTCTCGCGTCTGGTAAAGCCTTCAGAGGCGAGCTTCCTAATGCCACTGATTTGTTCATCTGTCCATTGCATCTACTCGCCTCCTGAAATATAATGACCGTGAGCAGTTTAGAGATTCTGCTCAGCTTCCTCATAAAGAACTTCCCGAGTTCTTAAGCCCTCGGATTCGGCCCCGAGAGCTTTTTTGTTGCTTAAAAAATTTCGATGAGTTAAAATTAAATTGTTCCCAATAGATACTCATTTTCACTCCTAGGTACTACCCTAATCTTCTAGCTCTCGGCCCCCAACCGAGAGCTTTTTTATGTGCCTATTATAAGTATTGTGTTACAATGACTTAGTGAGTTCATTCTCACGCTCAAAAGTGATTGGCCCTCGTTTTCCCAGAGCGAGGGCTTTTTTGTTGCATAAAAATAGCACCTCACCGTTTGGCGGAGTGCTCGGGTAAATAAAAGATGCCGTAGCGTCTTCATTTATAGAGGTTTTCGTTTTCTCTCTCAACCCAAATCCCATGAAGAACCTCAAATAGCTGAACAACAAGCGAAACAGTTACTTCAACAGCCATTGAGAGAAAGGAGAGCCAAACAGACATAAAAAGATCAAGACCGGAAAACTTGTTTGGTATAAAAAAACCAAATATAGAAGCAAATGATACTAGCAAATAGAAGGTCGTACCCAGTAACAAACTTTCTAAAATCCGCAAATCCAAAAACATGTGACGGAAGAGAGCATTTTCTTTCAAGCTTAGAATGATCGAGACAAAGCCAATAAATATTGCGGTCAAAGTAGCCGCAAGAGTGAGTACGGCGCTAAGAAGTGCTTGAAGATCGGTAGGACGAAGGTGCAACAGCCAAAAGTTTAACATGAAGGTCAGTATTCCTAAGCTGTAAGAGAACTTATACCTTCCTATAAAGCTCACACTCCCTTGCCTCCTTTTGCACGATGACTATTATCCAATTTTATTTTGTTCGAAAGATATGCGTCCTTAACTGAATCCATCATCGCGTCCATTGGTATTTTACCATTTACAACTTGAACGTTATTAGATGCGATCATTCGTTGATTTATCAAATCTATTAGTTGTGCATCCTCATTCTCCCTTCCATCAACGAGCATCTTCTCTAACGATAGTTTCTTCTCATTATTCATTTTTAACAGGCTCTTAATAAGAGCCACTGCCTCATGAACTTTAATGTTTCCTCCATACAACCGCATAGTCATTTTTTTGTTGTTAATTTCATTGTACTTGGCTAAGCCTGCATTTTTTATTGACCGATCATCAGTAACAACATTAGTCACACGAAAATTAATTTCACTTATTTCAGAGATGTGTTCTAGATTTTCAGCTGAAGTTTTATCAACGACCACATCATCTACAAGCCCTTGCTGTCGAGAAATCTTATAAAAGTATTGCTCGAGTTTACTTATCCCCATTCCCGATCTAGGTGGAAGAACCACAACGCCATTAGCTGGATTAAAGCAAACTACTGTATCACTTGCTGCCCCCTCTTCAGCCGAATCGCCATATTCTCTTCTGCCAGACTGGATATCCCTCTCTACTTGAACAACTACAGCTTTTTTTAAAGTATCTGCTCGTTCAATGTTAAACACCCAGAAATGAGATATGACTAAATCGGGTTCATCTTTTCTTGATAAAACATGTCCTTCGTCGTCATAGAAACGAATATTCGTTATTCCTGCATAAGAATGCTGGTCTAACTTTATAGGATTAAGAGTCATTGGATTAGCTAAAAATCGTTTCTTCAACAGTTCGTCAAGAACCGATAAGTCATAGTCATTACCGACTTTGTCGAATCCACCCTCTGATTTTTTCGTCTTTGAATGTTTATATATATGAAAAAAATCGTATTTCTTCAAAATTTCAGTCATCTTCTCAACCTCCAAATTATATGCGTTGAATCTAGTATAGCAAAAAGGTGATGGAAGGGTTACCATCACCAACACATATAATTTGGTGTACCAGCATTATATACGAACGTTAGTTCGCAAGTCAACTAATACAACGCAGCCTTCGAGAGTCGAACCCGATAATAGAGGCCACAAAGTTAATCCTCTGGTTGCTGCTCGCTCTCCCAGTGTCAGATGGGGTCATTGCAAGCTGTAGTCCGGTCGCTAAACTGGACAATGTGGCATGCGGGAATCGAACCCACCTGACTATCTCAGCCAGTCCATTTGCCACGCCTTGCCACAGCTTTATCATCACTGAGACTCGGAGGAAAAACGCGGTGTCTCAGGTTTCTCACCTTTGGCACAATACCATCATATGACGGAAAAACAGTTGAAAGGTCTCACAAAGGTCTCATCTCGATTTCAACCAATGGACAAATCTCAGCGAATGCGATTAGCGCTTCTCGTTTTGTTCGATAATACTGGGCTTTTGATAAAAACAGCTTGTCCATTATTTGCTGGTCACTATATCGTTTGGTTAAGTAAGAACTTGTTAGTATAAGCCGATGATTCGCTGAATCCAGAGATTCAATAGCACCTTCGCAGCACGCTATATAGTACAGCTCGTCAGCGTGCGATACGAGCTTTTCCTCGGCTTTGTTGCCATAGCTAGGTGACTTGGGCATACCGTCCATTACGGGGCTTCTGAGCGCTATTTTGGTGCGTTGAGCGAGCCGCTTGTGATGCCAGTAGTTCCCCAAGACCTCTTTGGCGTTTTCAATTGTTTTATCATGATCAATTGGGCTAAAATATCTCGTTACTCGCACCACTGCGTCCACTCCTTATGGTATAATTGATTTTGTAAAAGTTTGGGGGATAAGCGTGCCTTCGTGGTGCGCTTTTGTTATACTGTTTGTGAAGATGGTGGCTTAAGTTCCATTATTCAAAAGCCATGTATTGCATAAAAGTCCCTGTCTTCCACCCGTCGCTAATCTGGCGGTTTTTTGTTATACTGTCTTCGGAGGCCCACTCCAAAATGATTATTACCCTGGTTCAATTCACACACTGGCCTCCAGCGCGCCGCCAATCCGGCGTGCTTTTTTGTGTACTTTCGATATTTGTGTTTGCTACACTGATTAAGGAGGCAGCCTCTATTGTGGCGAAATTCATTACTTACATCTCTTAGCTTAATCTGCCTCCAGCGCGTCCCTCATCAGGCGCGCTTTTTTATTTGCTTTCAGAAGGCCAAATGAGCTCCCATGGATCAATCCCAGCTCCATATGCGATTTTGTCCAAGGTATTAAGTGAAACACTACCCTTCCCAGAGATTACATATTCAAGCGTGGTGATGGGTATTCCGATCTCTTTTGCATACTTGGGTTGTGTCATGTTCAGATCGTATATATTCTTCCTAAGGTTTTCGGCCAATGCTCGTTTGCTGTCCAAGCTGTTCATCTCCTAATGTTTTATCCAAATGCGGCATTCCATAGCAGTTTTAAAATCCAACAACCAACAAGTACCAAGATTGCTGTCGTGAATGCACATCCTGTGAAACAACCACCAAGTATTCCTGTCTCCACAAGCCTTTCTGGCTTAGATTGACGTTCATCAATCATGGTTCACCTCTTCGAGATAACCATGTTTAACTAGATCATCAAGTTCTTCCCAAGAAGTAACGTCCAATGAATACTGATTAAGATTCGTATAGGTTTTATCATCTACTTTGTCTAAATTCTCTACTTCTGGTGTGTCTGCATACAAAAGCACTTGGCCTTTTTCGATAATCTGCAAGCTTAGTCCTTCAAAATTACTACCCACGCTTCTAACTGCCCCTTTACCTGTATATTCAAGAGCACGGAACAGTTTATCTTTTACACTTGAATCGCCATCTAGGGATTTATATGTTTTACCGCTCATCATTGTTTTTCCTCCACCTCATCGTTCTCTTCATCATCTTCATAGTCAGCAATTACAAGGGCACTAAATGAGCACTGATCGCTTCCGGTGTAGCTTAATTTAGCTTGTGGATGTAATTTCAAAAAAAGGTTCACACTGTCAACGTCTCCACTTGATCTAAGCTCAAACACGCTAATCTTTCTCGTCATTGTCTTCGCTCCCGTCCTCATTTTCGGTGTACCATTCGTCACTGTTTAATAGCCAATAGCCTATCTCCCTGGCTTGCTTGTAAATTGGGTCGACACGTGCAGCCATCGCGTCAGTCGTCCATCTAGAATAGGCAATATCGTGCAGTAGCTTCGTTGCAAGCTCGGCCTTTGCACACAGCTCGCCTTGAAGATAAGCGTCAACGTCCTTGTCTCTACTCATGCTTTCCCTCCCTGATTGAATCCGAAATGTCCCAAAGCGCAAACAAGATTGCTGTTAATGTCAGAAAAACAACCGTTTTATAGTATCCGTACACCAAATTTTTCTCAGGCATAAATGAAGCCACAATACCTAAAATGAAACCAAGCCATGACATGAAACGGTAAGGCCCATTTTTCATTGCTTTCCCTCCAGCAGCTCCGGATTCTCAAAGATGTTGCCGATGACCTCATACGTTCGATAAGCATTGCTACTCCAAATATCGTATTCCTCCCCATCTTCCGTTTTGTATCCAAAGCTAGGACAAGATCCCCCAAACTGAACTACGCCACTCTTAGGAGCCTCATATCTGCTTTTAGGGTGAGTAACAATAATGTCGCCTTCGTAGATTTCTCGTCCGTTCTTGTCGTGCAAGCCGGTGTACGGCATCAAATGGGCTTCTTCGTCAATGAGTTCAATGCCATTTTTGCCATCATCAGCAGTTACCCAAATATGGCCATCAATATCCCATTCAATATTACTGACTGGATACATTTTGTGGTTGTGACTGCC